TTATATTCCAGCCACTCTCTTGTGGGGCATGGGAGGGGCATTAAAGTCAAAATTTGTATTAAGCAAAGCGATCTGATCAACGTCATGTTCGGACATCCATTTTCCATACACAGTAAAAACCATTTGTGCATTTGTATGCCCCATCTGGTTTGCAATAAAGCTCGGGTTAGCTCCGGCGCTTAAAGCCAAGCATGCAAAAGTATGGCGTGACTCATATGCTTTGCGGTGACGGATTCCGGCACGCTTTAGAAGATTATTCCATGACGCAGCCAATGAACTCGGGATGTAACAGAAGCTCTTAGTCTGATGCCTTGCAGAAACAGACGGATGAAAAACAAAGGTGCAGAGCTCTTTTCGCTTTTTACCGTACTCGCGCAGGTTAACAATTACCTCACGCTGCGTCTGTATCCGCGTTAATTGCATCTGACTTTTGAGTGCCTTTATGGCTGGCGTGGTGAGATTTACGGTCCTGATGCCACTTTCTGTTTTGGGTGACGTAAAGTGATCAGAAATTGCCAGGTTGCAATTGATTCTTACCGTCCAGTTGACAGTATCGATGTCCTCCCACGCTAAAGCGCACAACTCACCATGTCTCATTCCCGTAATTACTGCCAGAGCCCAGAGGTTCCGGATTTGCTCATGAGTGGTTGCATCTAACAAACGAATGGATTCATCCTTAGTCAATGGATCCGGTTCTGCCTCCGATTTTCTCAGCGGCCTTAGGTCTGAGATGACTGACCCGCGGATATAGTTATTTCTCTCAGCAAACTTCATAATTTCAATCATGACCGACATGTAGGCATTCACCGTTCTCACGGAGCGGCCTTTTTTATGAGAGCGCTGAAGTGTTTTTCCAACGAGCTGATAGCCAGCCAGGAGCTCATGCCGCTAAGACAATAGATTCTCATGCGTGAGTGAAGAGACTGGCTTAGTATCATCAAGAATGAGCAGACACATCTTTATATAGGATGTGTAACGCATTAGGGTGTTACGGGATAACACCGTCTCCTTCAATGAAAGCCATTTAGCTGCGAGCTCTGCAATCGTCACCTTAAGTTTGTGATCATCATTAACTTCAGCTCGCGGAGAGTTTGGAAACTGCGCTGAGTAATCAAAGGTGCCGGTCCTGATCGCATAGCAGATCGACGTCCTTAACTCCCCAGCTAGTTTCCTGTTCTTGGGTGTGTCAGGTATGCCCAGGCTCTCACGTACCCGTTCACCCTAGTAGATAAACCACAGGCGCAGTGTGCCCCCGTGGTTCTCGACCCCGGTTGGATATTTAGACATGCTTCTTCCTCTGTTATGAAAGAGGGGCTATTTAAGCAGATTTTTGACGGGGGATCGCCGGGCGCTGACGTTCGACCCAGTTATCGACTTTGTGGCGGTTGTAGAGGATAGGGGAGTTGTCCTTCGGTTGGCAGTCGCCGGAGTAGTGCCGGTATTCTCGACCTTCCATCCAGGACTTCTCGCGCGCAGACTTGATAGCGTTTTTGGTCAGGCCAGTGATCGCCATCAGCACTTCTTCCGATACCCATTTATTGGGCACCAGTTGGATCGATTCACTCATGGTTAACTCCAGACAATAAAAAAGGCCGCCTTGGCGACCTTGCTATGATTCAATACGAAATCTACTTGATTTTAAGCTCTTTTTTTGCTTCAACCAATAAGCAATCCAACAATTTCTGCGACTCTTCAGCCATAATCGAAAATGCTGTTGGTGCATAGATAGCATCAACACCGACTTGATCGTATATTTCCCTTCGCTTGTTCAAATATACTTTCAGCAACTCTGAAGCTTTAGCAGTTATTGTTAAGGGGCCGATTAGAGATAATTTATCGAATTGGGTATGTAAATCATGAGATTTAGACCATTCTTCTTTGCTAATGAGCGTTCCTCCATCAGAGAAGGTGTAAAATTCTTCTAAAGCTCTCTTGTAGACGTCATTTATTACATACACGGAGTTGATTAAGTCATTGAAAGCTAATGCTCTTTTTTCCCACCACTTTTCTTTATAGAACCTACCTAATGATAATTTTGTTGCTATTAACGCTGCAATCGCGCCAGAAAATATACTGATGCCAACCTGAGATAAAGCCGAGTAAATATCAATAGTTGCTGTGGCCATAGTAATGTCCATAATTAATCATCAATAAACAATGGCATCATACAACTACAGTTACCAATACTTAAAGTTATATCCCAATTTGCCTGCGCTTCAGTTCGATAATACCCTGGCACTCGGCGCACATCTGGCAGCCGGGCATCGCCGCGCGCCGCAGATCAGGAATAGGATCACCGCACTCCTCGCAATGCTCAGCCGATACCGCATTGTGGTCGATGCGGTGAGCGGAAAGGGCAGCGTTACGCTGAAGCTCTTCAATCTCTGATGCGTTATCGATGATGTCAGCCATGGTCAATGCTCCCGGAACTTTCGGTTAATACGGTTGAAGGTGAATGCCAGCAATAAAAAAGGCCGCTTTAGCGACCTGGTTATTTTGACTTTCATGCTGATAAACCTTTCACTGCAAGGAAGGTCGCCATCGACCTATCGACCAGCTTTGTGTTGTGGTATTTGGCGATTGCCCATGTGATAGCGAACAGAATCCAGCGGAAGTGGCTGGTGTAGGTTTTGAACGTTAAGCCGTCGCAGATATCCCACGCACTCCAGCGCTCGGGCCAGTCAGCGTCATAGACCGCCTGATATGCCTCCCAGTCATTGCTGAACTCACCCCGGCATAATTCCCGCACCACCTCGCGTACCTTATCTTCATCAGTGTCGGGAGTGCCGTCTTCATCTTCGCAGTCTTCTTCCTCCGACAGATCATCTTCAGAATCTTCAAGATACTCGCTCATCGATTCCTTTAGGCTGCGGCAAAAAGCCTCATGGTTGTACTCCTTCGCCAGAAGTTCGCAGGCCGAGTGGCCGCCACCAGCTTCCAACTTTTCTGACCAGTAGGAGGTATTGATCCCCCCCTCCCACGGCCCGAAGAATTTGAACATGTCCGCGATACGTGAAAACGTCCATGTCCCCATATCCCCTGTTACCGTCAGATAACCCGGCTAGGTGATAATGTCGAAGTAATAACAGGACGTACCGGGCTGCTTCATGCGCAAGTGGCGGTATAGTCCTTCATCACGGATTATTTCCAGGCGATGAAAAGCAGTATCCAGAAGAAAGCGATTTGATGTGTCAAATTGACGGCGAATCATGACTCCACTCCATAGCGGCCTGTCATCCGCCCAATTCTGCTAACGAATGCCACAAGGCTGACGCCCATCGGCTCTATCTTTGAGTGATGCTTTTTGAGGATCGGCGGCACCACTGAATTCCATTTCGGCTTTGGCCGGGCTTTCATTGCCTGGCGGATTTCGTCCACGGATTTACGGCCCTGCGCGCGGATGGCGTTTTCGATTTCTGGTGTCATGCTGCCTCCGTCGTCTTTTTGAAGGAGTGCGCGATTCGTGCTGATGCGATGGTGACATGAATGGAGTGCCGTTGGCGTAATTGCCGGCATTGTTGTGGCGCTTCTGACTTTTGGCATCAACTGGTATTACAAACGCAAAACCACTCTGGCGCAGATTGAGTCTTACCGTCGCTGGCCGAACCCCGCAGCTTTTAAGGAGGAGTAATGCCTTTTTCAACTCCACTTCGCAGAAAGCTGGTCGGCGCTGCCGGTGCAGGCGCGCTTGCGATAGCAACTATCTTCATTGGCGGTAAAGATGGCGTCGAAGGCCGGAAGTATGAAGCTTATAAAGACGTCGCCGGGGTGTGGACTGTCTGTGATGGTCACACCGGCACTGACATCATCCGGGGCAAAACCTACACCGATCAGGAATGTGATCGCCTGCTGTGGAAAGACCTGCAGCCAGCGAAGCGCACTGTCGACAACCTGGTTAAAGTCCCTTTGGGCGAGTACCAGCGCGCCGCGCTTTATAGCTTCGTGTTTAACGTCGGTTCGGATGCATTTTCCAAATCAACGCTGCTGCGAAAACTGAACCGCGGGGATCAGGAAGGGGCATGCGAAGAAATGCGCCGCTGGGTTTACGCTGGCGGGATGAAGTGGAAGGGATTGCAGAACCGGCGGGAGATGGAGCGCTCTGTGTGCCTGGCGGAAAGCAAAGATGATCTCTAACTGGAAAGCAGCAGCGGCTTTGCTTCTACTCGCTGGTGTTCTGTCCCTCGCCTGGACAATTAACCATTACCGCAACAACGCTATCGACTACAAGCGTCAGCGCGATGAAGCCACCCACAACTTGAAGTTGGCAAGCGATACAATAGCCGACATGAAGGTGCGCCAGCGTAACATTGCTGCCCTTGATGCCAAATACACCGGAGAGCTGGCAGATGCTAAAGCCACTATCGATCAGCTGCATGATGATGTTGCTACTGGCAAGCGCCGGTTGCAGCTCAACGCCACCTGCGCGAAGCAATCCACCTCCGGCACCACCGGCTTGGATGATGCAGCCAGCGCCCGACTTACTGACGCTGCTCAGCGGGATTATTTCACCCTCAGAGAGCGAATCGAAGTCGCCGGAAAGCAAATAGCTGGACTACAGCAGTACATTAAAGAGCAGTGCCTGAATTGATTTTTATACATCTGAGCTAAAGTTTTTTCTAATCAATCCGATCATTGCCTTATCAATGCAATGGGACGATAGCAAATGGAAATTATACTTTACAAGGTAATCATTAGAGCTAGCGGTACAAAATCTTTGATGGTCCGGAACAAGAAGGTTGAGGACTGGACTGAAGCCCTGATTGGACATCCTTCAGAAGATGGTGATTATGAGGATTTTGAAGATCGTCTAACATTACTACTCGCTGGATATGAAGACCGAGGTTATCAGATTGTGGAAGTACCAAATATCTAACCGCTTTCGGGCGGTTTTATTGGCATCACAAGGCGCATTTGAAAGTGCGCCTGATGATGTTATTTGCCATTTTCAATAAGAGGTAAAGTGATGATACCAGCGAGTAACAAATCCTGAACCCTCCTGCATCTTAAAGGCCGCAGTGCCACTATCGTTTTCAATAAGAAGATAATCAGGTAGTTTATGTGTATTGCTATCTATCTCCTCTAGCTTTATTGAATATCCCCAATCATGCAAAAAACCCAAGGCTTCGTTTAATTTTTCTGTGATGTAAATTCTTTTATTTGTAGTTACCTGCTGCAAAGCTATGCCTGCAGCAATAATGCATCCAGCAATGTTATTCAATTCTTCGATCTCTCTTTCAGAATACTTTTCCATACCATTTCCCTCTATTTAGGCAAAAAAACATGGCGCTCACCGACAAACAAGAAATGTTTTGTCGCGAGTACCTCATCGATTTGAACGCCACGCAAGCGGCCATTCGGGCGGGGTACAGCGAAAAGACCGCCCGCGCATCAGGTTGTGAAAACCTAACGAAAGCTGACATCCAGAACAGAATCGCCGAACTTAAAGCTAAGCGCAACGAGCAGGTTAATGTTGATGCTGCTTATGTGTTGAGGCGGCTCATAGAAATCGACGAAATGGATGTGCTCGACATAATGACTGACGATATGAGCATTAAGCCAGTATCTCAGTGGCCCGCCTCGTGGCGTAGATACCTTAGCGGATTTGACCTCGCTGACATGTTTGAGGGTAGGGGTGAAGATCGGGAAATGGTCGGCATCCTGAAGAAAATCAAATGGCCAGACAAGGTCAAGAACCTCGAATTGCTTGGCAAACATGTCACCGTTCAGGCATTCAAAGACAACGTTAAAAACGAACTGGTCGGCCCCAACGGATTGCCCCTTGCTGCCCCGACGTTCGTTGTTAGCTTCGGAGCGGATGATGATGACAGCGGAGACGAAACTTAACTTCGCACCCAAGTTCAAACCGCTGTTCAAACCCAAGCGCTATAAAACCTTCCATGGTGGCCGTGGCGGTGCCAAGTCATGGGGTATAGCCCGCGCGCTGGTGGTCATGGCCGCATCAAAGAGACTCCGCATTCTCTGTACGCGTGAGGTGCAGAACTCGATCAAGGATTCGGTGCACAAACTGCTGAAAGACCAGATTGAGATGCTCGGCCTCAACCCGTGGTTCCGCATCACCAATGAGACAATAACCAGTGCCTGTGGTAGCGAGTTCCTTTTTAAAGGGCTGCGCTTTGATCCGCTCGGCATCAAGTCGACAGACGGCGTGGACATCTGCTGGGTAGAGGAGGCGCAGTCTGTTTCTACGGACTCTTGGGACATTCTGATCCCCACTATCCGTAAAGAGGGGTCGGAGATTTGGGTGTCATTCAACCCCGGCGAAGAGAAAGATCCGACCTACCAGCGCTTCGTATTAAATCCACCAGACGACAGCATCACGGTTGAGGTGAACTACTACGACAATCCGTATCTGCCTGAAACACTCCGCAAAGAGATGGAGTACTGCAAGCGGCTGGATTATGAAGCGTATGAACACATCTGGCTGGGCAAGCCCAAATCAATTTCCGAAGCGATCATATTCAAGCGGCGCTATAAGGTCGAAGCTTTTCCAGACGACCTCTGGCAGCAGGCCGATCGCCTGTTCTTTGGGGCTGACTTCGGTTTTGCTAACGACCCGAGCACGCTTATCCGCATGTTTATGCTCGGTACCCGGCTTTATATCGAATATGAAGCTTACGGAGTGGGCGTCGAGCTTGATGAAATGGCGCAGTTTTACGATTCAGTCCCCGAGGTGCGCCGCTGGCCCATTAAGGCAGATAACGCTCGCCCCGAGACAATCAGCCACATTGCGCGGCAGGGTTTCAGTATTGATGCTGCCGCTAAATGGAAGGGCAGCGTTGAGGACGGGGTCACTTAACTGAAAGGCTTCGAGGAAATCATTATCCACGAACGCTGCAAACACACCGCTGACGAGTTACGGCTCTATTCCTACAAAGTCGACAAGAAGACCAACGAGATTCTTCCCGTCATTGTCGACGCGCATAACCACTGTATTGATGCCATACGCTATGGGCTGGATGGTTACATCACCAGCTCTGACAGTCTTGGCACCTGGGCTCAACTTGGCAGAGGCTGAACATGTCCGAAACACAAAACGTGTCGCAGCCTTTACCGACGCGTGACAGCTACGAAAACTTTATTGCCCGCATGGGCGTTAACGAATCGAACCAGTCTGGCGCGGGCACTTACCGCAACAACTGGACATCGCGTAACCGGCTGCTTATCGAACAGGCTTACCGCTCATCCTGGTTGGTGGGTGCTGGCGTCGATGCCATACCCGACGACATGACCCGAAAGGGCGTGACCATCACTTCAAAGCTGGAAGACGGGCGTAAGAAGAAGCTCGATAACGCATGGGATGAGATGGGGCTGTGGGAGGCGCTTAACGACACGCTGAAGTGGGCGCGGCTGTATGGCGGCGCGGTCGGCGTTATCCTCATTGACGGGCAGAACTACTCAACTCCGCTGCGCACCGACACCATCGCGCCTGGCTCATTCAGGGGCGTGATGGTAATGGACCGGTGGATGCTTAATGCAATGACGGAGCGACGGGTGACGGAGCTGGGACCGGACTTCGGTATGCCGGAGTTTTACCGTGTGGTGACATCAGCCACCGGCATCCCTCCATGGCGAATTCACCACTCCAGGCTAATCCGCTTTGACGGCATCCCGCTGCCTTACCAGCAGCGCCTTACCGAAAACGACTGGGGAATGTCAGTGATCGAACGTTGCTTCGATCGCCTGCTGGCGTTCGACAGCACCACAACCGGCGTGGCTCAGCTGGTCTATAAAGCCCACCTGCGGACTTACAGCATCAAAGATCTGCGCAAAATGCTGGCATTCGGGAAAGACAATCCGGCTTTCAAGGGGCTTATGTCTCACATGGACATGATCCGCCAGTATCAGAGCAACGAAGGCATGACGATTATGGATGCTGAGGACAGCTTTGAGGCGCACACGTATTCCTACGCCGGGCTGAGCGACGTGCTCGCGCAGTTCGGGCAGCAGGTGTCCGGCGCTTTCGGTATCCCGCTGGTGCGCCTGTTCGGGCAGTCTCCTGCCGGGTTCTCGACCGGTGATACTGACCTTGCGAACTATTACGACAATGTGTCGACGCAGCAGGAGCGCAAATTACGCCGCCCGATCCGCAAGCTCTTCGAAGTGCTGTATATGAGCCTGTTTTCTCAGCCGCTGCCGGATGATTTCACGTTCGAGTTCAATGAACTCTGGCAGACACCTGACAGCGAACGCGCCGAAACCGCCAATAAGGTTGTCGACGCCACGGTGAAGGCCGTGGACGCAGGCCTGATGACTGAAAAGGCGGGGGCCATGCACCTTCAGGAAACTGCCAGGGTAACCGGCATCGGCTCAACCATCAGCGACGAGGATATTGATAATGCCAGCGACATCCCGCCGCCGACGGAGACCGACCTCGATAACGTCGAAACCACCGAACCTGAAGCGCGCCGAGAGGCAACTGCGAACACAGCTACGACAGATAGCGCGTACGGTGAGAGCAATCGTCGAGGGTTCTTACGATGGTTCAAATGACAGCGTCACCGACATCATGGACAGGCTGGAGCGATACGCCGACCTGATTGAACCATGGTCCGAAGCGGTATCGAAGCGCCTTATCAGCACGCTGGAGATTGCTGACGATGCGATGTGGCGTGAGCACTCTTATCAAATATCTGCCGGCCTGCGTGATCTGATGGCTGGCAGTCAGGGGCAGGTCACCCGCAGCATCATCGATGAGCAGGTGAAACTGTTTAAATCACTGCCGCTGCAGGCTGCCGACCGTGTTTACGACATCCACAATCAGGCGATTGAGGCCGTGGTGTCCGGTAAACGCTCCAGCACGCTGACGCAGGAAATCATGCGTACTGGGGAAGTTACTGAAGCGAGGGCACGTACCATCGCCCGTACTGAGGTTGGTCGGGCATCAACTGCAATCACCCAGGCGCGCTCAACCGCTATCGGCTCGCGTGGCTACATCTGGCGCACTGCTGACGATAGCGACGTGCGCCACTCTCACAAGCAGATGGAAGGACGGTACGTCGATTGGTCAAATCCCCCAACGCTTGACGGCATGACCGGACACGCTGGCCAGTTTCCTAACTGCCGGTGCTACTGTGAGGTCGTTTTTTAAGTTTCCGACTCTTTACTGGTATCGCAAAGCAAAGAACCATCTGGAAGGCAAGAAATACTCCAACAACCCCCACGAAATAAATTGCATGTGCCCATTCTGCGTCAAAATACTTGATTAGCAGACTTAAAAGCACATCGGCAATGTTTGTAGCAATTGGGGCAACTGCCGTGCCCAAAGTTACCAACTTAGAGTTTCGCGTTGTCTTAAACCGGCCCATTCGGTCCCAAATAACTGTGGCAAGCACGAAAATTGCGTAAATGCCATTTATGGTTAACAACCCACCATCCTGCTGATTAGCCTTGAGTGTCATAAAACCCAAAACATAAGCCAGTGATGATACAAAAGCTACTGCTACAGCCGGACATGTATAGCCCTTAGGTAATTTCATATGGTTCCTTCCTAATTATTTTTAGTGAATGGTTAATAAACCTTATAGAGAAGACGTATGCAATATTTCTTCACCACCCGCCTCGGCAACACTCGTTTTGAGATGGCTGACGGCTCGCTGCTTTGCAAAGACGTGCCGATCGCACGTACCGGCGCGCAGGTTTATGACGAAAGTGAACTGGTAGGCTTAACCGGCGATGAAGACGGTGAGATCGTCGTCATCCGCGACGCTGACGAGGTATTTCGCCCCGAAACACTCGCTTCCTTCGAAGGCATGGCCTTCACGCTGGGGCACCCTGAAGAAATGGTCAATCCGGGCAACTGGAAGGACTACGCCCACGGCCATATTCAGAACGTCCGGCGCGGCAGCGGCGACCAGTCGGATTTAATGCTGGGCGATATCCACATCAAAACATCTGAGGCCATCCGGCAGGTAATGGACGGTCTTGAGCAGATTTCAATGGGCTACGACGCCGACTACGAGCAGCAGGGACCGGGTCAGGCGCGGCAGCACACAATCATCGGTAACCACTGTGCGGGCGTCCCCAATGGTCGCGCAGGTATTCGCTGTTCAATCGGAGATAGCATATCAATGGCAAGTAAAAAACAGGGCAGGCTTACCCAGCTGAAACGGGCGATTAAAACCCGCGATTCCGCGACTGTGGAAGAGCTGGTGGCGAACGCACCTGAAGAACTGATTGAGCCGGAACTGGATCTGCCACGCGCGCTCAATATCACGATCAACCCGGCGCAACCATTGCCACCGGAAAAACCGCTTGGCGGCCTGACCACCGATGACGGTGAGGGCGGTGCGCAATCGAACATGGAGCTTGAGGCAAAAGTCGACGAGCTGACGATTCTGGTCCAGAAACTACTTAACCCGGCCTCTACCGAGACCACCGACAGCGATGATCCGGATGAGAAAGAAGAGAAAACCCGCGCGACGACCGACGCGGCTTACCATCAGGGCGTAGTGGCACGCGCAGAACTCATCCTGCCCGGCGTTCAGCTGCCTGAAGGTGGCAAGCTGGCGGCCTTCAAGCGCGCCACTATGGATGCGGCATTCAAAACACCGGAAGGCCAGTCACTGCTCATGCCGCTCGTTGGCAGCACGCCGGACTTTGCGAAAATGCCCAAGGCGACGCTGGATGCGGTCTTTGTCTCCGCCAGTGAAATTGCCAAAGCGCGCAACAACACTCCGGCACCTACTGGCCGTTCGAACTTCTACGACGCCTCTAACAAAAACTCTCCGGCTGCCCTGAACAAGGCATTCGCCGCCCACTGGAATAAATAAGGGATAACCCATGCCTTCATTACTCTACCGGATGCCTGTTGGCATCGCCGGGGCTATCTCACGCCCGCAGGATTTGACCACCGAACCGGTGATCCTTAACTCGGCCAATACTTTCAGCGCATATGGCCTGGCTGGTAAAGACAGCGTCGACGGGAAGTTTATCCCGCTGGCAGCCTCTGATGCCGCAACGGTGATTACCGGTCTGTATGTCCGACCTTACCCGACCACGTCGACGCCTGACATGGTGCGTCAGATCGGCACCGGCAAAAACTTCACCGGCGATGTGCTGAAGCGCGGTTACATGACCGTGAACATCGGCAGTACTGCCGCAACCCTGACCAAAGGCGCGCCCGTTTACGTGCGTAACGCTAATCCGACCGACGCCAGCCCGCTGGGCGCAATCCTCGGTGCTGCCATCACTGGCGAAACCGTGGTTCTGCCGAACGCCTCTTTCACTGGTGCAGGCGATGCCGATGGCAACGCTGAAATCGCCTACAACATCTAAGGGAATCGCTATATATGTTAACTTTTGACCAAGCCACCGTTGACGGTACTGGCGTATTCCTGGTCGGCGAGCTTGAGCGCCTCGATCAGGAACTGAATATGCCGCTGGTGGGTTATACGTGGTCGCGCGATGTACAGCTGCGCGAAGACGTTTCCATCGCGGATGACATCAGCTCATTCACCAACTCCACCTTTGCGGCAGCCGGTACGCCGAACCCGAACGGTAAAAACTGGATCGGCAAGGATTCGACCTCTATCGCTGGCCCGAATATTGATATCGCCAAGACCGGCTTCCCTCTGACCCTGTGGGGCATGGAGCTGGGCTGGACTGTTGTTGAGCTGGCCGCCGCCGCTAAAGTTGGTCGCCCGATCGACACACAGAAGTACGATGCGATGCAGCTCAAGTGGAACATGGACACCGACGAGCAGGTATATCGCGGTGATTCGCAACTCGGCGTGCGCGGCCTGACCAACTATCTCGGCGCAGCGCTTACCAACGCCGCGAAAGCCTGGGCAGTATCGACGCCTGACGAAATCCGCGCCTCAATCAACAAGGTGCTTTCTGATGCATGGGCAGCGACGGGCTATACGCTGGTACCGCGCGATCTGCTGCTGCCTCCTGAGCAGTTCGCACTGCTTTCGAGCATTATCGTATCGAGCGCGGGCAATCAGTCTCTGCTGAGCTATCTGCGTGAAAATACCATTGCCTACCACCAGAACGGCGTGCCGCTGAATATTCGTGCGGTGAAATGGCTGAAAGGTGCAGGCGTCGGCGGTACCGATCGCATGGTGGCATACACCAACGACAAGAAGTATGTGCGCTTCCCGATGGTGCCGCTGCTGAGTGTGCCGATCCAGTATCGCGGCATTTACCAGCTGACTACCTACTACGGCAAGCTGGGCGCCATTGAGTCCCCGTACCCGGAAACTATGGCATACGTTGACGGCATCTGACGAACCCGGCCCCGAAAGGGGCCATCAGGAGTGATACATGTCCAAGAAAACTATCCGGGTGCACACCCCCTTTACCTTCAGCCTTGAAGACGGCACCACCCAGCGCTTCGAAGCAGGCGAGCACACCGTTGATGAAAAGACTGCCGGTCACTGGTTTGTCACCGCGCACGCCGAGGTGACAGGTAATGCGAAAGGCAGCGCCGACACGAAAGAGTTTCAGGCACAGATCGACAGCCTGACCGCGCAGCTGGCTACCAAAGAAAAGGAATTTGGCGAACTGCAGCAGTCTGTGACTGAAAAGGATGAAACCATTGCCGACCTGTCCGCGCAGCTGGCTGCCCTGCAGGCACCGGCACCTGATGCAGGTGGTAATCCAGATGCCAAGAAACAAAAATCTGCCGACGATAAGTGATTTTCGCCGTGACTTTCCGCAGTTCACTGATGCCACCAGATATCCCGACCCCGTAATCCAGTTTCGCCTGAGCCTCGCCGACACGCTGATCGATGGTTCCGCTATGGGGGACATGTTCCCCTATCTGGTGGAGTTATTTGTCGCGCATTACATGGTGCTGCATGCGGCTGACTCGGCGGCTGGTGCGCTGGGTGGTGCCGGTGGTTCTACCAGCGGCGTGGTCGCATCAAAGTCCGTTGATAAAGTCAGTGTGAGCTACGACAACAGCTCAACGCTCAGTGCTGACGCGGGTTTCTGGAACTTCTTGCGCTACGGTGCTGAGTTCTGGCAGATGCTGATGCTGTTCGGGTATGGCGGGATTCAGCTATGAAATCAGGCGTGATAATCCGGGCTGACAACGCGCAACGCATTCTTGATGCGCTCAAAACCCTCACGAACAGGGATGTGCTGGTAGGCATCCCTGAAGGTAAGAACGAGCGGCAGGGTGATGATGAGGGCGACTTTGGCAATGCTGCAATCGGCTACATCAACGAAAACGGCTCACCAAAGCAGAACATTCCCGCTCGCCCGCATCTGAAGCCGGGCGTTAAGTCCGTTGAACCAGAGTACCTGCCTCACCTGAAAGCTGCCGCACAGAAAGCACTGGAAGGCCATGAAGAGGGCGCGCTGGTCTGGCTGGAGCGTGCCGGGATGGTAGCGGCCAACGGGGTAAAGCGTTACATCACCATTACCGGATTCACTCCACTGGCTGATGCCACCGTTGCCGCCCGGCGTCGCCGCGGACGAACAGGCAATAAGCCTCTTATCGACACCGGCGAATACCGGCGATCCATCACCCACATAGTGAGGAAAAAAGATGCCGACACTTGACGTCAGCGATGTCCTGATGTCGCCCGAGTTCCTTGATATGTCGCTGGTGGTAACGCGCAGCGCGCAGTCGGTGGATAAAGATGGCTTCCCGCAAAACACTCTCACACAAACCTCGTTCGGCGGCGTAGTGACGGTTGATCGCTCTCTTGAAGCCAGGCGCATGCAGGCCGGGCAGGTGATTGGCGGGGCCATCCTGATTATCACCACTTTCCGGCTGACCAACGGTAACACCGGCGTCGATGCCGATATTGTGACCTACCGTGGGCGTGATTACCGCGTGACGTTTGTCGATCCTTATACCGCTTATGGTGCCGGTTTCGTTCAGGCGCACTGTGAGCTTCAGCCATTTGACGGAGGCCAGGGTGAGTAACAGCAGCACATCGCCGGGGTACCTGACGCCTGTCAGTGCGCCGCAGGCTTATGATGAAGCGCTTGAGCGTGAACTCAGCCGGTGGGTGCGGGCGTTGTCAGGTTTGCCGGGTGAGATGGTTCGCCCCCGCTGGACGGCGGTTCAGGCATCCATACCAGCAGCGGACATGAGCTGGTGCGGGTTCGGCATCACTGACTTCTCGCATGATGATTCCCCGGCATTCATACAGGCCGGGGAGAGCGCACAGATGTGGCGGCATGAAGTTATTGAGTGCATGGCCTCTTTTTACGGTCCGGGAGGGCAGCAAATCGCCACGGTTTTTCGTGACGGGCTGCAGATTCCCCAGAACAACGACGAGCTTTCCCGGGTGGGGCTTTCTTTTCAGGATGCCAGCCCGCTCATCCCCTTTCCTGAGCTGATTAACAATCAGTGGGTCCGGCGCTACGACATCACTGTCCGTCTGCGCCGCAAAGTGATCCGCGAATACGGCGTTAAATCGCTGGTCGACGCGCCAGTATCATACATCGGAGATTAACCTATGCCGCAGGGCTTGCCTGTCTCAGATATCGTTAATGTCGATATCATCATGTCGCCGAAAGCCGCCTCCGGCCGCAATTTCGGGTCATTGCTTATTCTCGGCAGCGCGACCGTTATTCCCTTGACTGAGCGTATACGTCTCTATTCCTCTGCTGCTGATGTGGGCGCTGATTTTGGCGTGAGCAGCGAAGAATATAAAGCGGCCGTTACGTATTTTTCACAGTCCCCCACTCCCGCGCAGGTGTATATCGGACGCTGGGCGAAGACGCTGGCAACCGGCGAGACGGGCAAAACGGAGACGCTGCTGGAGGGGGTTAAAGCCTGCCTGGGCTTTACCACCTGGTACGGTCTCGGTATCACGTTCGATGCCGATCGCAAGGACGATGATCTACTGCCGGTTGCCGCAGCGATTGAGTCGTCCTCGCTGAGCCGCATTCTGGCTGTCACCACCGCGAACAGCGATGTGCTGGTGAGTTCTGTCAGTACGGATATCGCCTCAAAAGTGAAAACCGCGAAATACAGCCGCACGTTTGTGCAGTATTCCTCCTCCAGTAACTATGCCGCTATCTCCGCTTTTGGCCGTGCATTCACCGTTGATTTCAACGGCAATAACACCACCATCACCCTGAAATTCAAGCAGGAGCCAGGCGTAACGTACGAAACGCTGAACGCCGCCCAGGCGTCTGCGCTGGATACGAAGAACTGTAACGTATATGCGTACTACGCCAACGACACGGCGATTCTCCAGCAGGGCGTGATGGGCAACGGCGATTTCTTCGATGAGCGCCACGGCCTCGACTGGCTGCAGAACTACGTGCAGACCAACCTCTTCAATCTGCTGTATACCAGCGGAACGAAAGTCCCGCAGACCGATGCAGGCAACACCCGCATCATGGCAAGCGTCGAAGCATCGATGGATCAGGCCGTCAATAACGGACTGGTTGCACCCGGCGTGTGGAATGGCGGCGAGCTTGGGCAACTGTCACCGGGCGACACCCTGACCAAAGGGTATTACGTCTATATGGCCCCCATCTCTTCACAGGCGCAGTCCGATCGTGAGGCGCGCAAATCGGTACCGGTTCAGGTGGCCTGTAAGCTGGCAGGAGCAATCCACTATGCCAGCGTTCAGATTAACGTCATGCGCTGAGGAAAATAACCAATGAGTGGTGCATACAGTTTTATAGATATTTCGGCCTCCCTGACGGGGCCGACCGGTGTTATTGATCTCGGCTACGGCTCGGCTAACTCCGATGAGGGCATCGTGGTGACCATGACCGAAGCCAAAAACACCATGACGGTGGGGGCTGACGGTGAGGTGATGCACAGCCTGCACGCCGGTAAAAGCGGGACGATCACCGTCAACCTGCTGAAAACCTCCCCGGTGAATAAAAAACTTTCCCTGATGTACAACGCGCAGTCACTGTCTTCTGCGCTGTGGGGGAATAACGTCATCGTCATGCGCAACAAGGCATCCGGGGATATTGTCACCGCCCGCGCCTGCGCTTTCCAGAAACAGCCGGACTGGAACAACCCGAAAGTAGCCGGCACGGTCGCCTGGGTGTTTGATGCAGGCAAAATCGACGAAATGTTAGGGGAGTTCTAATCCATGGAATTTGAAATCAAGGGCATCCGCTACAGCGCCGCGAAGCTGAGCGTGTTTGATCAGCTGAAAGTTTCCCGAAAGGTACTGCCGGTTCTGGCGGGCATGCTGGGAGATTTTCAGGCGCTTCGCGAATCCTCACAGGGCGGTAACGTCTACAGCACTGTTGAAACGGTGTTGCCGAAGATCGCCAGTGCTGTGGCGGAACTGAGTGAAGAAGATACTAATGCGATCATCTTCCCGTACCTGGCTGTCGTATCCCGCCGCCATGGCAAAGACACCTGGGTACCGGTATTCCGGGATGGTGTACTGGCTTTTGACGATATCGACCTGATGTCGATGCTGCAGATTGTGGGCAGGGTGATTGGCGACAGTCTGGGAAATTTTTTGCCCGCGTCCCCCGCCAGCGTGACGGAGGGCCAGCAGCCAGTGGGCTGACGCTCGACACGCTTCCTGACGGTGAAGACTTCCTGATGCGCCCGGTTGACGCCGGGTATATCAGCTTTGTGGCGCTTAAGGATGGCACTGTTGACCTCGCAGATATCGCCATCATGAACGACTGGCTTGACCTGAAGGCAGATAACAATGCTCGTATTCGCCGCTGGGAGCAGGACAATCAATGAACGCTGAAACCATAAAAGACTTTCTGATCAGCCTCAGCTTTCAGGTGGATGATGCCGGGTCAAAGAAATTTGAGGCCACGATTGCCGGTGCCACAGCGCAGGCATTAAAGCTGGGTGTGGCTGTTGAGGCGGCGCTTTCCGTTGTGGCGTTCACCACGAAAATAGCACAGGGTCTGGACAACCTTTACTGGATGTCCCAGCGTACCGGCGCAACAGTCGCGGGCATCCAGCAGATAGGCTATGCCGTCTCTCAGCTGGGCGGGACCGTTGACGGTGCCCGCTCATCGCTGGAAGGTCTGGCCCATTTTGTGCGTAACAATCCCGGCGCGGAAGGGTTCCTCAACCGCCTGGGTGTGCAGACGCGGGATGCCAGCGGCAACATGCGTGATATGGCGTCCGTCTTTACGGGCGTGGGGCAGCGTCTCAGCAGCATGCCGTACTATCGCGCCAACCAGTATGCGCAGATGCTGGGCATTGATGAAAACACCCTGATGGCAATGCGCCGCGGTGTGGGTGAATTCAGTGCCCAGTATTCTCAGATGGCAAAAACGATCGGCTACAACGCCGATACCGCTGCTGTGAGCTCCAATCGCTTTATGACGGCGCTGGCGGCGTTTGGTCAGATGGCAGGCATGGCGCGCGACAAAATCGGCACAAGCCTGACTGATGGCCTGGCGGGGTCGATTGATAATTTCAGAAAGCTCATCCTCGATAACTTCCCGAAAATCGACAGGGCAATCACTGTTGTGCTGAAAGGGATTCTGTGGCTGGCTGATGTCGTGGGCCACACGGTGTTCAGGCTGGTGCAGGCTGCAGATGCAATTATTGACTGGTGGAACTCGCTCGACAGGTCAACGCAGACGGTCATCGCTTCAGTCGGCGGGCTGATTGTGGCGTGGCGGCTGTTGAACAGCGCTTTCCTGAAATCACCGATTGGACGCATCATTGCGCTGGCAGCTGCGCTTGCAATGCTGGTTGAGGATTACATTACCTGGAAGGAAGGCGGTCAGTCCCTGATTGACTGGAGTAAGTGGCAGCCCGGCATAGAGCATGCCATGAAAGGCATTAAGAGCCTTGGGCGGGACTTCGGCGGCCTGTACGACAAAATCAAGGATCTTGGTGGTGCAATTGCCGACGCTGTGAAATCCTTTCTCGAATTCATCAATATCGACACCTCCGGATTTTCCGGCAAGTGGCTGTTCGACCAGATCATCGAAAGTATCAGGAACACCATCCGGTATGTTGGCGCGCTGGTGGATGTGCTGAAAAAACTGGTTCAGGGTGATTTCTCTGGTGCCTGGGACTCAATGAAAGAAGCGGCCATTATCCTTTCCGAAAGTCCGGTGACGAAGGGTATCAGTGCTGTTGCTTCGGGGATATTCAACAAAGCCGGCGAAGCGATGGCCGGATATCTTCCTCAATGGATGGGCGGCGCACAGGTTAAGCCTCCGCAGCCGACTGCGTCGGGTGCTACGTTGCTGGGATGGATGCAGCCAGCCTTCCAGCAACTTGAACAGCTTTACCGCCTGCCTGAAGGGCTGCTGCGCAGTGTGGCTATAGCCGAGTCAGGGGGTAATCAGTACGCGCAGTCAGGAGCCGGGGCGCAGGGTATGTTCCAGTTTATGCCGGGAACAGCCAGAGATATGGGGCTGCTCGGTGGGGACGTGTTTGACCCGATGAAGTCCGCCCAGGCCGCAGCCAGATACCTCAGTCAGTTGTTGAAAGCTAACGACGGTGATCTGAATAAGGCGCTCGCCTCTTACAACTGGGGGCTGGGCAATGTGCAGAAGTACGGGATGCAGCTGATGCCCCAGGAGACACGAAACTACGTTCCCCGCGTGCTGAACAACATGCCTGAAAACAGCACAACAGTGAACCAGCAGAACACCTACAACATCTATGGTGGCAACGCCAGCGAGATCGGCCAGGAAGTCGGCCGATCTGTCAGCGAGAAAGCCATCAATATCGGAAACAGTAAGGTGGTACCCCACTAATGGATATCCTTTCGACACTTTTTCATCTCCAGTCACGCAAAATTGACATTCTCGTCCCCAGCATTGTCATCTCCGAAAAGCACAGCGACAGGCTGGAGATAACAGAACATCCTGTAGAAATGGGTGCGGCAGTGGCAGACCATGCTTACAGGCGTCCGTCTGAGGTCGTCATGCAGGTGGGGTTCGCAGGAGGCGGGGCGCTGCTGGATTTTGCAAGCAACCTGACGGGTACCTCTTTGCTGGGTATGAGTCCGCGTGAAACGTATGAAAAATTACTCACCCTTCAGTCTGAGCGAGTGTCTTTCGATGTGATAACCGGTAAGCGGCTGTACAAGAACATGCTGCTGCAGAATCTCGAAGTTTCTACCGATCGTTTCAGTGAAAATGTTCTTAATGCCACCCTGACGCTAAGGGAGGTGATTATCACCAGCACCCAGGCGGTAAAAGTGGCAGACAAAGACAACATGAAAACGGGCGTGTCGACTTCCGCAGTGACCAACACGGGCGCGAAAACACCGCAGCCGGTCAACGTGTCGATACTCAAATCTTCAGGTGCTCTGTCGGCGCTGAAGGGCACTTCGATCGGTAACATGATAGGGATTCCTCGCGTATCTTGGTCTGGTCCCGGCGATTGCCATTCCCAAGGGATTCAATATTCCTGCTCACATCCTCAACACGCCAGGTATTGTTTACAGTTGTCAGTTCCCGGGGACTTACACAAATGAACCCGCGTTCGGTGGGGAGTGGTTTGATGTCTACTCGGCGAAACATGTCAGCGACGCCTGCACATACATTGCCGTGAGCCGCACAGGCAAAATAGCCACGGCATCCTACAGCGCAAACACTTTCTCAGGCTGGAATTACTGCCTCAACTCGTCAAACACAACTCAGGCGGGACGGGATTTTGTCGCGAAGAATGATGCTACTGAAATGGCAAAGTACCTGGGGCTGGATGTCATTTCCGGACGTCTGCTGAACATTGTCAAAATGACGGCTTCCGGTACTTACACGCCATCGGCGGGAACAAAGTCGATCATCGTTGAGGCTATCGGTGGTGGCGGCGCGAGCGGTAACCTCACTGCAACGGCTTCTAACCAGAATGCGGTAAGCGCTGCCGGTTCAAATGGCGCATATGCAAAAGCCCGTTATACCAGCGGATTCTCATCTGTAGCGGTAACAATCGGTACGGGTGGCATTGTGAATGGTGGTTCAGGTGGCGGAAACGGTGGTAATGGTGGTGCAACAACATTTGGTTCATTGCTGACATGTCCGGGCGGGAACGGGTCAACGGTTGGCATCGCGAATGCACCACCTTTCAATGCCGGCGCAGCACAGCCATCAGGCAGCCCTTCAGGAAGCGGTATCATCTTTTCCAATAAAGGGCCTTTTTCTCCGTGGCCAACAGTCGTTGCGGTCGGCATGGCTTCTAACTTTGCAAACTTCATAGTTCCGGAGCTGGGCTCTTACGGCATGGGCGGTGATGGCGTTGCGATTGATGTGTCTTCAGCTGCAAAGAGCGGGAATGCGGGGACGAATGGGTGCGTGATTATTTGGGAGTATGCGTAATGACTGCTTATGCTGTGGTTGAGAATGGCGTGGTGATCAACACCGTTGTGTGGGATGGCGAAACGAAATGGCAGCCGGAGACAGGCGAGGCTGTACTCGCGCCCGAGGTCATCAATATAGGCTGGCTGTATGACGGGAAAACCTTCACCGCTCCGCCAGAGCCACCAAAACGAAAGAGGAGCTCATTAGTGAAGCTGAGCGCAAAAGGCGGTTTCTGCTTGCAGATGCTGACCAGATAA